TTCCACGTTCCCGGCGCTACGATCCGCAAGCGGGGTGAGCGCGGGCATTGGACCGAGAAGCGGTCGCGGTTCCGGGAGACCGTGTCGCGAGAGGCGCAAAAGAGCGCTGGCGAGCGCCAAGCCGAGAGCCTCGCCGACCAGAACCTGGCCTTCGCCGCGAAGTGGCGTGAGCTGGCTGAGCACCACATCGCCAACGCCCTCAAGGCCGAGAAGGGCTGGGAGGCGCAGAGCTGGACGGTGGCGGCGGCGACGGCCTTCGACAAGTGGCGCTTGGGGACCGGGCAGACGACCGACCGCAAACAGGTAGACACCCCCGGCCTGGACGAGAAGGCTGCCGCCCTGTTGGCGCCGCTCATGCGTCAAGTGCCCACCGAGGATAGCAGTGGCGATAACTGAGGTCGAGGAGTTCAGGAGGGCCTTCTGGTCGGCGACGCCGGCAGCGCAAGCGCCGTGGCGTCTCAAGGTGGCGCGCGCCTGTGCCCGGGCGGGCAACAAGCAGGGCGTCTTCGATGCCTGTGGGTACGCGCCGGTCCATGCGGCTCAGGCTGCCTTCCATCAGAGCACCGCACGCAATCGGGTCGTGCTCTTTGGTCGGCGCTGTGGGAAGACCCTCGCCGCGATGATGGAGTTGGTCTTCCTGCTCCTGCAGGATGACAAGAAGGCGTGGGTAGTTGCGCCGCAACACGACACGACAAAGCGCATCTGGCGGCGACTGGACCGCCTGTTCACGGGCACGCAGCGCGACGCGGAAACCGGCATCTACGGCCTCGGGATCGTGCCCATCAGCATCTCCCGCACCCCACCGTTCAGCATGGTGCTCCCGTGGGGCAGTCTGGTCGAGGCCAAGAGCACGCAGCCGGGTTCGCAGGACTCGCTCGTGGGCGAGAGCCTCGATGCCATCGTCTGGGACGAGTGTGCGCGCAGCCCTGGTTCGGTGTGGGACCAGGAACTGGCGCCCTGCCTACTCGACCGCGGCGGCTGGGCGGTCTTCCCCTCGACGCCGCAGGGCTTCAACCACTTCTACGATCGCTGGTGCTACTGCCAGCCGGGTCACGAGAAGTGGCAGTCTGGCTGGGAGTCGTTCTTCGCGCCGTCATGGGAGAACCCGCGTTTGGATCCCGAGAAGATCGAGGAGGAGCGCCGGCGCATGACGCCGGAGACCTTCGATCAGGAGTACGGGGCGAAGTTCACCCAACTCGCCGGGCGGGTCTTCGCGGAGTGGGATGAACGAGTCCACGTCAGGCCGCTGGCCTTCGACCCGCTGCTGTCGCTGTGCCTCACCTTCGACTTCGGGACCACGGACGCCAGCCCGTTCGCCTGCCTGTGGTTGCAGGAGACGCCGGAGAACGTCCTGGGCGTCCTACATGAACTGGTAATACCCAACCGCAGCACCTATGAGTGCGCGGGGCTGCTGGCGGCCGAGCACCACAAACTGGGCGACCGCTGGCCGCAGTGGCCTGACCGGGCGGCCTGGGCGACAGGCGACCCGGCGGGCAGCGATGCGCGGATGTTGCTGAAACAGGTCTGCCCGATCATCCCGTCGCGCGGCATTGACTACCTGCCCAGGGAGATCGAGTGGGGCATCGAGCGCATTCGCCTGCGCCTGCGCCCTCAGGGGGAGCGCGGTCCCGTGCGCCTACTCGTTGATCCCTCCTGCGCTACGACGAAGCTGGAGTTCAACTTGTACCGGCGCCGCGAACACCGCGAGGGCACGAACATCAGGCCCGAGCCGATTGACGAGAACAACCACTGCCTGGCGGCCCTCCGGTATTACGAGGCTACGCCGCCAATCCGAAGGGTGCGCCGCAGATGAGTTGGGGAAGCGGCATCTGGCTGCGCGTTCGGGAGTTCTGGGCACGGTTGACCGAGGTCCAGACCCTCTCCTCATCGGCGCGTTTCTGGCCGCCGCCCGAACACCGCGAGCGCCTCAACTGGTATCGATGCGCCTACCTGCTGTTCAAGGGCCGCCACGAGCAGGTCTACGACCCCTTCCGCAAGGGCGACCAGCGGCCCTACGTCGCGGTCAACCTGCTGGGCAGCGTGAGCCGTCTGTGTGCCCGGCGCCTGTTCGGGGAACCGGCGGCGTATGAGGCCACGGCCGAGGAAGGGCAGGACGCCGGGCAGCAGGACCTGCTGGACTTCCTGGTGAAGAAGGCGCGTTTTGACCGGCTGAACCTGCGGCAGGCGCAGACGGCGAGCTACTGCGGGGACACCGTGTACAAGGTGCGTTACGACGCCGAGGATGATCGCGTGGTCATCGAGGGGGTGAACCCGGCCTTCTTCTTCCCGACCTTCGCGGACGGCGACCAGCTCGCGATCACCGAGGCCGCGATCTGCTGGGTGGTCTGGTCGGCCGACCGCAAGCAGCAGTGGCTGCGCAAGGAACTGCACGCGCCGGGCAGCGTGCGGAACGAACTGTGGTCCCTGAAGAAGCGCATCGGGGCGAACGACGAGGATTTCGTCCTGGGTGACCAGGTGCCGTTCTCGCAGGTGGAGACGCTCGCCAACCTCCCTGAGCAGGTAGCGACCGGCGTGGACGAGTTGCTGGTGGTCCACATCCCCAACGCTCAGGTCGCCGAAGACGGCATCTGGGGCCTCAGCGACTACGAGCCCGTCTTTGGCCTGCAGGGCGAGCTGAACAACCGCGCAACGCGGCTAGCGGAGACACTGGACCTGCACGCTGCGCCCCGCATGTACGGGAACGACGCTTACCTGAACGAGGCGGGCGACTTCGCCGAGCAGGAGAACCGCTTCCTCATCGTCCGGGCAGGTGAAGACCCTCCCGGCTACCTAGTGTGGGACGCCTCTCTCGCCGTGGTCAAGCAGGAACTCGACGATCTGCGGCTGGACATCCTGCGTGGGGTTGGCGTGAGCCCGGAGAGTTTCGGCCTCGGACAGGCGGGCGGGGCCGAGAGCGGCCGGGCGATCAAGCTGCGCCAGACCGAGACGACCAGCACCGTACAGGCCAAGGGTGCGCTGTTCGATGATGGTTTGAGGCAGGTACTATCGTTGGCGATGAAGCTGTATGCGGTGCAGGTGCAGGACAAGAGCGAGGGCGGCGACGCGGCGCCCTTGGAGGCAGACGACATCGAGGTCAAGCGCAGCGACGGGTTGCCTGAGGACCCGATGGACGACGCCACCCTCTTCGAGACCCTGATGCAGCCGACCGCGCTCAAGCCCGAGGTGGCGGCGAGCATGGCGTTCGGGTGGTCGGAAGAGGAGGCGCTGGAGAAGATCAAGGAGCCGCCTCCCCCGGCTCCGCCGCCGCAGGCGGGCATTCCGTTCACGCCGTTGGCCCAGCGAGCGGCGGCGTTGCAGGAGCGGCGGGCGGCGTTGGCGGCCCCAGCGGAGGTGGCCGCTGGTGGCACGACAAGCGAGTAAGGAGGAAGCCGTGGTACTGAGCAATGCGCAGGGCGCGCTGATCTCGCCCGACCTCGCGCACAACCTGCAGGTACTCGACCAGACGGTCGGCATGGCGCGGCAGACGTTGCAGCGCGCCGTCGAGTTGGTCATGCGCCACGACCAGGCCCACGACTGGCGGAGCATCCGGGAGGGCATGGCCGCCCAGGCGGCAGGAGCGAAGCGGCCGCGGGCGGCGGCCCTCTGATGGTCACCCCGCGCGTCCGCGCCCTCGGGCGCATCCTGGCGGCGATCGGGTTCGGCAAGGTAGCCGCGCCCGAACTAGGCGACGGGTGGGTGCGGTGGCACTGGCCGCCCGGGTGGGAGATCGTCACGGCGCCCTGCGGGGCGATCATGCGCTGGACGAGCCGCTAGGCACCGCCGGTGTGCGTCGCTTGGCCGGGAGACGCCGAGGTCGTGGCGATAGACGAGGAGCAGCCCCGCCGTGCCGCGCTGGTAGCGCGGGTGCGACGGGAGGCGGGGAAGTAGGGTTCGGACCTTCGAGATGGGGACGACGCGCCACAGTAGCCCTACGGGGCGTGGAGGGGCGAATGGGTGTACGAGTAGGAGAGGGGACCGGGATCGGAGGGCGGCGTCCGTGGGCCGCGCAGTTCGTTAGCCTGGAGCGCGACGAGGCTCTGCGGGGCTACGAAGTGCTCTACAAGACGAGTGAGGGCGAGGACGGCGTGCTGTTCATCCCTTTCTGCCTGCTCGACGGGGCAGCCCGGGAGATCATGCACGAGCGGCAGGAACTGGCGGAGGAAGCCGGGCGGCCAGTCAAGCAGGACTGGAGCCGGGCAGACGCCTTTGAGGTCGGGCAACTGCTCGACGGCCTGACGAGGGTCCGCAGGGCGCTAGACATGCTGGGCAAGCGGGAGTGGCCCTCGGTCTCTGCCAGGAAGGTGTTCGAGCACGTGAACCTCGGGGAGAACACGCTGCGGTCCTTCGAGGCGCTGGCGACGGCGCTCGAGGCCGATGTGCGCTGACGTTGGCCCTGCGGGGTAAGGAGGGGCAAGTGCGTCTGGTGAGCGGGGGACCGCTTGTAGCGCGGCAGTGTGCCGATGGCTCGCTCCGGGCCGAGAGGGCTACCTCGACGGCTATGGTGAGCGATCACTTCATGCGTGAGGCGTCCTGTCTGAGGTTGCTGGCGCGGGTAGGCTATCGCAGCGCCTACCACGATGATCAGCGGCAACTCACCGTAGTAGCTTGGTGGTGGCTCGCTCCGCTGGTGTGTCTGCTGCACATGCTGGGGTTTCACGAGCCATACTGATGGACGCCCGTGATCGCGAGGCCGAACGCGCCGCCCTGGAGTCGGAGCGGGAGCACGTAGCGGGCGACCTCCGGGCCGTCTACCAGCAGGCTGCGGAGGAGATCACGGCCCTCCGGGACGAGTTCGCCACTCGGCCGGGCAAGGAGACGACGGTCGCCGCCTTGGATGCGCGGCTCCTGCGCGTCGTCCACGGCATGGACGCCGACGCCGAGGAGTGGGCCCAGGACGCGCTGACCGAGGCCTACGCGGGCGCGCTGGAGCTGCGGCAGAACGACTTCGACGAACAAGGCCTCAGGGTGCAGATCGGCTTCGATGACTTGCACGAGGCCACGGTCGCACACCTGATCGAGCAGTTCGCGGGCCCGCCGCCCGAGGCTCCCGACTGGGGGCCGGGCGACCCGCCGAACCTGCAGTGGGTGAACGCCTACTGCAAGACCAAGGAGCACTACCGCTACAACGAGCTGGCGGCAGCGGCTACGGCGGCGGGGAAGCTCAAGGGCGAGACGGTCACCGAGACCACGCAGCGGCTGCTCGACCAGTTCAAGACCGAAGGGGTCAAGGGGTTCAAGGACAGGAGCGGGCGGGAGTGGGACCTCGTAGACTACGCCTACATGGCGGCGCGGACGACGGCGATGCTCGCCGACAACGCGGCGCAGGAGAACGCAGACCTCGAAGCGGGCTTCGACCTACAGCGGGGACTGGTAGCGGCAGGCGCCTGCGACAAGTGCACGCCCTGGGACGGCGTGGTGGTGAGTATCACCGGGGCTACGAAGGGCTACCCGACGAAGGCCGACTGGAGGGCGAGCGGGGCTGGTCATCCGCACTGCACCTGCGCGTTCGTGACGGTGGTCGAGGAGTAGACGGGCCGCTCCTTCGGGGCGGCCCTTTCGCTGGGAGAGTGAGACATGGCCTACGCTA